AAAATCCATATTTGGTAGTATATGGAGTTTTCCTCTTGTAGGTAAATATACTTACGATATGTATGACACTGACTTAAAAAAAGGCACTATAAAAAGACCTGTCGTAAAAATCTGGACCGGTCGATGATACTACATGATGTAGTGTAGAGAAACTCAATAAAATGCGTTTAAACGGGGGGGACATTTTCTTGTAATATTTAAGTTTTATTTTAAATATTATATAATTATATAAATATGCCTTTGAAAACTAAAAAGCAAGCAGTTTCATTATTTGGTATAAATGATTGTCATATTCCGAAGAAATCAAGAAAAAACACGTTGAATAGAAAAAAAACATTAAAAAGAAGAACCAAACCTTTCAACTACAAAACAATCATCATGTTTCCGCATAATTTAGGTCAAACAAAAACAGGAACAGAAAAAAGTCCTGAACTATTAAATAAATACATAAATAAAAAAAAGCACGTTATAAAAAGAGTAAAAAATACAAACAACATGTTTAAAAATATTATTGACTTATACAAAGTCAATAAGTCAACCAGCGGAAAAATAGTAAATATAGGAGGCGATCATTCAATGGCTATTGCAACAATTGCGTCCACATTAAATAAATATCCAAATGCAAAAGTAATATATTTTGACGCTCATGCGGATATAAATACATTTAAAAGTTCTAATTCAAAACATTATCATGGAATGCCTTTAAGTTTTGTAACTGGTATAGACCATAATAAAAAATTTTCTTTCATTAAAAATAAATTACCGTTTGAAAATTTACTTTATATTGGAAGTCGTTGTTGGGATATATTTGAAGTAGATGAAGTATATAAAAAAAACATTCAAATTTTAACACCTGACGATATTAACAAGGACTTCAATGGTTCAATAAATAAAATTATGAACTTTGTAGGAAATTCTCCAGTTCATGTTTCATTTGATGTTGACTCTATTGATCCTAAATATATTCCATCAACAGGAACCCCAGTTAAGAATGGTATTGAATTAGATAATGCTATAAAAATATTAGATAACTTGAACAATACAAATATTGTAAATGTAGATATAACGGAATTAAACAAGGAGTTGGGTAGTAAATCAGATGGTATTAAGTCAGTAAAAAATACAGAGTTATTATTTCATAAATTTTTAGATTAATAGGCTACACTACATGATGTAGGGGAAATCGTGAATTTCTGAAAAAGGTCGCCAAAAAAGGTCCCTTCATGTGTAGTATCGATATATGAAATTTTTCGGGGAAAGTTTTTTTGAATTTTCAATTTTGGACATTTATTTTTGTCCATTTTTGAAAACCTTGGATATTTTATGGAAAAAATATAATTGTGAGACCATAATTGAAAATTAGCGTCACATCACCAAAAAAATAATTTTTATTTTGTTATTGTAATTTTTAAAATTAAAACTTAAAAAAATAATCTGTTTCTAATTTATGGAAATTTTAGGAAACAATTTAGTGGCAAAAAGTGGCAAAAAAATGGCAGAAAATTATTATTGTGAAAAATGTGACTATTCATGCTCTAAGGTATATAATTGGAAAAAACATTTAGACACAGCTAAACACAACCAGGAAATGATTGGAAATGATTTTGTGGCAAAAAGTGGCAAAAATGAAGATAAATATATATGTAAAAACTGTGATAAATCATTTCATACTAATTCTGGATTATGGAAACACAGTAAAAATTGTATTCCTGAAAATAATAAAATTGAAAATTCTGTAGATAAAAAAGATGAATTAATTGATTATCTTATGAAAGAAAATAAAGAAATAAAAGAATTAATTTTAGAGTTAGCTAAGAAGGATTCATATAATAATTGTAATAATACTGTTAACTCACATAATAAAGCATTTAATCTTAATTTCTTTTTAAATGAAACTTGTAAGGATGCTATGAATATTATGGATTTTGTTGACTCTATTAAGCTTCAGTTAGCTGATCTAGAAAAAGTTGGTGAACTTGGATATGTTGAAGGTATATCTAATATTATAACTAAAAATCTTAAACAATTAGATGTTACTCAAAGACCTGTTCATTGTACAGATAAAAAGAGAGAAACAATTTATATTAAAGATGAAGATAAATGGGAAAAAGAGGATGAAGAGAAAAAGAAATTACGTAAAGTAATAAGAAGGGTTGCTTTTAAGAACCAACGTTTGCTACCAGAATTTAAAAAAGAACATCCAGATTGCGGTAAATATAATTCAAAATTTTCCGACCAATATAATAAAATAGTAGTTGAATCAATGGGAGGACCTGGAGATAATGATTACGAAAAAGAGGAAAAAATAATAAAAAATATTTCAAAAAATATAATTGTTGATAAATAAATTTAATATTAATATTAATTTTATTTATTTGTATATACTTTGAACAACCATGTTTTTCAAAGTTTCATCTGTTATACCTAGTTTAGTTAAACGCGTTTTAATAGAGTTTCTCTCTTTTTCTAATAATTCATCTGGTAATATTCCTGGGAATCTTTGCCTTTGTACTCCTTTATTCATAGCTAAGATAGCTCGTTTAAATTTTTCGATGAATCTTTCACAATCTATAATAGTTACATTTTCGTATCCTTCTTCTGTTATAGGTTTTCTCTCTTCTAATTGTTTTTTGAATTTAAAATATTTTGAATAATAATAAATTTTTTCATCTAAGAGAGAACCTATATTAGGACATCTAAATAATAGTGTTTCATTTAATTCAGATATAAAGAATTTATACTCAATTGATTTTTCAAAATACGGTTTTACACTTATAGGAGTATCTTTAAAATCTATATCTGAAAATTGTTTAAAATCATCTACCATTATTTGTCTTCTATAGTCGCGCTTTTGTGTAACTTTTAAATAACTAAGTTTAAAAATAAATGGATTTGCTCTACTATTTAAAGGGTTTGGAGCTTGAACAGAGACCTTATATTGTGTTTCTGGTGTATTTAAAAACCATCGTATTAAATATGATAAATGTCCAGATAAATTTTTAACAATTGATTCTACATATGGTATATCCGTATCAGGCATTATTAATACATCAATATCTTCTGTTTTGTAGGTTGATGTTTCAGGTATTCCAGCTAAAACTAATTGTATTGCCTTTCCACCTTTAAATATAACTTTATAATCTTGACCTATCATCTTTTCAGATATTATTCCAAATACAATTAAAGCAGCACACAATACAATATTATAATGAGAGAAATCAATATCTTGATCAAGCATATATGTACCAAATAAGTCATAAGGTTCATTTTTTGTTGGAGTAAAATATGTTGGAATTATTGATTGATTTATTTTACAAACACTCCATAATTGTGTAACTTCTTTATTTGTTATTGGTATATTACCATCAGAATTCATCATTTCATTAATTTTAGACCTTATAGTAAGCATTTCATTTTCTTCAAAAATTGGTTTCCAAAATTCTGGTTCAACCACTGGATTATATCCAGAATCAGAGGGTAACTCAGTTGGTAATGTTAATTTAATAATAGGTTTAGCAGGAGGAGGTTCAATTATAGCTTCTATTTCTTCATCTTTTATTAAATTTTCCATTACAACTTTTTGTTCTTCTGTTAATAACTTTACATCAGCACCCTTTTCAAGTAAATATTTAACTAATTCTTTATCTTGTAATTTTATTGCTTCTGATAATGCTGAAATATTGTTTGTATAACTAACAAGATTTATATTACCTTTATTGTCTATAAAATTTTTAATAAATGTTTTTCTTATAATAAAATCATCTATATTATCAAAAATAACAACTAATAATGGAACAAATGCTATTAATGGAGTAACATCTTGACTATAGTTATATTTATTAATAGGAATTGAATTATTTGTTATAGGGATTAATGTATTTATACCAATTTGATTACTTTTAAAACCGTTTTTAAATATTTCAGTCGCATCTCTTATTTTTTCCATGCTTCCCGATTTTACCGCAGTTTGCAACTTTTTAAAAGAATTCATAAACATATTTCTAAAATTATCCTTAATGAGTTGCTCTTTTCTTTCTTTTTCTCCTCCACCTCTTAATCTTCGTCTTGTTTTTTTATTTCCTTTATTTTTATACGATTTTTTTAATTTTTTGTTTGTCTTTATTCTTTTCATTATATTATAAGATGATAAAAAGAATTAAATAAAATCGAAGATACCTACGGTTAAAATCCAGGATTATCTGTAAATACTGGAGTAACAGTTGAAGTATTAGAACCACCTTTAATCATTGGGTTAATTTGTCCAATTACAAAATCACCAAAAACAACACTAAAATAAACCAATAAGGAATCTCTAATTAATAATTTCAAAGGTTTTGTTTCTTTTTCAATAAATCTCATTTCAATAAATTTAGAAATTAGAAATATTACTGAAATAACAGCAGCAATTATAAATATGTTATCCATTTAAATTAATAATTGGATATTCTTATTTATTTTTTTACGCAATTTAATCTAAAATTTCAATATCATCGATTAACAAATCAGGTAACAATTCCAATTTTGGTTCTTCAATATTATGAACATCTAAAGAGTCCAAATTAAATACTTGATCTGATATTTTAAGCTTGACATTATCATCATCTTCCTCATCCATTTTTCTTTGTTGATTTCTTAGTTGGCTGATTTCTTCTAAACGTTCAAGTGATTTTGGAGCATTAACATTTGATACACTTCCATCATCAGTTTTAACATAATCAATATCATTAAAACTTAATCCGGATCTTTTAAGAGGAACTTCATCAGAAACTGTACCTTGGGAATCAACAGGTTTTCTAATTGGTTCTTCAATAATTTGTTCATTTACTTCTTCAATTACATCTTCTTCTACAGTTTCATCCATGTAAGCCTTTAAAATTGATTCAACTGGTATACTCTCTCGAAGAGTATTTAATATACATTCTTGAACAATAATTTCAAGTTCCCTATAATGCTTTTGTACAGATAGTGGAGCTATATTAGTTTCAAATAAATAAACATTCTTATATATTTTTCTTGCAACATTAATGTATGTTTTGTGAATAAAATCATCTAGCTTAGGAATATTTATATCAATTTTCTTTTGTTTCTGACCAACACGCATAGCAGTTAAGATTTTGAGCTGAATAATATGAACACATGTAACCAAATCTTCTAAATAAGTACACCCAGATTTATCGCAGATTCTTTTTCTCTCTGTTTCAATAATTTGAGCATTCCATTTTGGTATTCTTGAAATTAAATTTTGAAACGTCATCAAGTATTTATCCATCTCTCTATTTTCTTTACAAAGCTTAATAGATTCATCTAAAATTGACTTATAACCATCAATAATTAATGGTGTTAAAATTGTAACTAAACGAGAACCCCATTCGTTTTTGGATTCATGAAGAGCACTAACATTAAAGTCATCCATTTACATAAAACTTATATTTTCTAAAGATAGTTCTGAACTTAAAAAGACAAAATTCAAAATAAATAATATAAGCAATTTTTCATTTCTAAATTCCTTTCTTACACGATCAAAGCATATAAGTAGTTCATAACGTTTTTCAATTGTTATTATTGAATCTAAAAATTTAGTATTTTCCAATAAATTAATAATATCTAAAGCAGAATATGCTTTTTCATAAAGTTTTGTACATAATAACATTAAATCTTCTAAACT